ACTTAGCCTTCTCGTAACGGGTAGGCTTCTTTTCGGAAGCCGACTCCGACTTGTCTTCTGAAGATTGCGTTGTTAAAGAACTTTTATCTTCCTCGGATTTCTCCTTGGCAGACGAAACATCATCCGATGCTTCTAGTTTTGTTTTTTCGGCTTCTTCAGCAGGCGCGGGTGTCTGCTCGTTATCTCCGCTGACCTTTTCTGTAGCTTCCGTTTCTACTTTGGCTTTTTCGTCTTCCTTGGGAGTAGGATTAAAATCCCGTCCTTCGTCAGCCGCTTGCGCCATCGCCAATACATCCGCTTCAGTCAGGTTATTTGAATCTGCCATTTTGACCCTTTCTTTACACTTTTCGGTAGGGAGTCATTCTACCTAAAGGTTAGTCGGCTACTGGTTCATCCGATCCATCCCCATAGCCTGGGATGGCGGAGTTAAGTTTTTGGGATGCGAGCGATTCTAAGGTCGCAACACACCCACGAAATCCTTTAGCATAACCACAAGCGTCTGCAAGTGCCTCTGATTTCTTCATCACAGCAGAGCCATTCTGACGCAGGGTTAGGTTGAGCAAAATAAGACTTAGCTTCTGTCCTGTTGGAGTTGACAAGAATCCCGTCCACGCCTTCTCATCCTCATCCTCCCATTGCGGTTCGTTGACCCATTCTTGGTCGCGAATGAACGCCAATGCTGCTTTTAGTTTTCTCATAGCTTTATTGCCCAAGAATCGCCTTGAAATAGTGTATAGTCCTTTTGTCCTATTTCTTCAAGTAAGGCCATCTTGACTGACTTCCAACTCCAATCGTGACCAGCCATAATCCCGCCTTCTTTAAGCTTCTTGCGCCAACCCTTTAGGTCTGCCAGCACGCCTTCGTAGCGGTGATCTCCGTCAATATAAACTAGGTCTAGCTCGCCATCCTTGAAGAATTGGAGCGCATCCAAGCTTTTGCCTCTGCTATATAAAACATTCTTAAATGGGGATACGCGCTCTTGGAACGCATCAAAGACAAACTTCATTGGGCATTGCTGACTCGCCCTATCGTTAATGTCGTACCCGTTCAGCCAAGGATCTACGGCAAGAACATCCTTAAAATACTTTGCTATGACTACTGTTCCCTCGCCACTATAAGAACCAATCTCAACCGCCCTACCAGTTGCACCCTGTTCGTTCGCCCACTCACACAGCTTTGCCAAGCCTTCCGCTTGGAAGGCATCGCGCATTACTGGTACTTTCAACCTGCCATCGGTGCTGGTGCTTGGCCTTGCATTGCTTCTGGAGGCAATTGTTGCCCCTGCTGTTGCATCTGAGCCTTACCTGCATCACGAAGCTGTTTCTGGATAGCGCGGGATGTGTTGGGGTCGATCTGTTCCAACGCCTGCAAGTGCTGTTGTAAGTGCGCCATTAGAACTTGCATTGCGCTCTGATCGACCTGCTGTTGTCGCTGTTGAGCCGCTTGGTTAAACGCGAAGAGAACGGATATATGCGCTTTGTGATCATCGCTAGGCTTGATTGCGACTGGGAATCCAGTTGCAAGCATAGTCGCGATTTCAGTCGCTTGATCTTCAGCTTGATCGCCAGAGGCTGCGTTTGGATCTTGGAAGAGTCTGCGGACCAGCGAGGGATCGTCTTGTTCAAGCACTGACTTTACCAATTCGCCTTGGTTGATGAAAGGATTATTTTGGAACATCTGCATACGCGATACAGATTTCTGCAACGCGAACTGACGATTGATGAAATCCAATCCACCCTTTGGCTCAATTGAATACTCATCGTGGATACCTTCGGGTGGCATCGAGCCTGTCTCTTCCGCATAGCGATACATCAAGTCTTTCTTGTTGTACTGCGTGTAAAGTGACCAGCACTGTTTGAAGAGATGGGCTAGACCCATTCGGAACATGCGATTGCGTAAATCGCCAGAAGCTGCTGCCTGCGACTGCAACGCTTGAATCTCGGTGGCAGTCTTGCGATCCGACACCTGGAACTGCGACCCAGCACCAAAGTCTGGATTGCCCATCCGCTGTTCGGAAAGCAGACGCTCTTCAAGCATCAGTTTCTGGAAGTCAAATGGAGGTTGGCTAAACTGAACTGGCTTCAAACCTTGTGGCAGGATCTGCCCAGGCTGCATCTTCAAGTTCGATGTGTTTAGCGAGATGGGATTCTGTGCTTCAAAAACTGGGCGGTTGGCAAGCTCCACATAGTCAGAGAGACTATTTTTTAATTTATTGAGGAGGTTCTCATTCGGGAGGAGGATCTCGGCCACACCTCGTGGACTGTACCAACCGCCACCAGTAACTTCATAAGGGAAATCTACGAAAGGTGGTTCACCGTGACGATAGGGTAATGTGAAAGGTTTGCGGACATCTTCGGTTAAAACAAGCGGGCTATAAGTTTCGACCTTCCATCCATCCTCGGATGGGGTGTACATTTCCCAAAGGACAATACGGTCGTTCTCAGCCTCTTGAGTAATTCCTTCACGCCTGTAAATCTCGTCTTGAATCTCACTTCGTAAGCCCACTGATTTTGAGGCCTTACCCGAAATTGTTTTGATAAAGTCCTCATCCTGCTTGTACAAGGGATTTGCCTTATAGGAATCGACACTCGTTGAGATGATGTGAACGATGAAATCTGCATCTTTGAACTCCTTGGTATAGGAAGGAACAATAATATGGAAGGGATCAATAGCCTCAAAGTCAATGCGCTTCTTATCCTCGTTCCAGACTACCTTTGACACACCACGCCCGTAGAGAAGCAAGTTATCAATTACGGAAACAATCTCTTTCTGGAAGTTGGTGCGCTCACGCATCTGATAATCAAACCAACGCTCGGCTGAAACTGTCAGCGGAGCTAACTGCTGGCGCATCGGCACGAAGCTGGAAAGGATGTCGTTACCAATCGCGCTGTTGACGAATGAAGGCTTTAACTTCTCAATCGCTGTGTCAATCAGCTGAACGTGCAGGTCGGCGGCTGTAGGCCAAGGCTTGACCTTACGGCGTACACCAAAGTAACGGGCTTGATAGAACAACCGCTGGCGGTTCTCCCAGGTTTCGCGCTGGTTAAGAGCCTCGATGATTCTCGTATAATATTCTGTTCTTGCGGTATCTTTAGCGTTCATTTTTGTCTTTCTCTGCTCAATTCAAATGACAGATCGTTGACGTAATGTAAAGCGCGCTTTGCCCAAGCGCGTACTTTTGGATCAGCAGTACGGACAGCAGAATAGTTTTCATCTCGTATTAAAGACTCAACTGCTCCCGTTGTCTGTGTTACTGGTGTCGTTGTTGCGCAACCACCAAGACTCACTACGCAGATCACGCTCAATAGCTTCGCGATTCTTGCGCCAATCGGTTTCAAGGTTTTGTGTCCGCTTTTCTTTCCAACCTGGAATGATGCGAAACACGGCTGCGATGATCTCAAGGATTGCACGCAGCACAAAAGATTATTTAATATTCAGTCCGACTGTCTTGAGGAAGTTTACGATCTTTTCCAAGAACGTATCGTCCGCTGGGGTCGGTGTGAGTTTAACAATGATGCGAGCTGCAAGAACGATGCCGCCAACAGCGGCTACGATCTCTTGCCAATTTGAAGTAATCCAATTCCAGATATTCATAGTGTTTATCCTCCTGGGTCAAATCCAGCCATGACGGGATCGTGGGATACCATCATTTCTTGAAGTGACTTCCAAGTTGGACGCTCTATCTGAAATGTCAAGTCAAGACCGACATTTGTGCTACTGAGGCACAAGGCCAGCGCGTCAGCCCTATCGGGTGAGGCTATGCCTCTGGCACGCATTGAGTCCTTAGACTCCACGCCTAGTTTGCCCTTGCTGTTGGTGATTGTACGCCTGCAGGTCAACTGCGCTGTCAAGTCCTCATCCTCTGGCAGTATGATCTCAGCATCCTCAATCTTCTTTGCCATCCCATACCACATCTCAGCCGATCTGTTGGTATAGGCGTTGTTGTCGTAGGCCGTAGCCCCAAAGTTCACGCGATTGACTACCCAGCCAGACTCAGCCAAGGCATCGCACATAACCATCCCCATGCCACTTGCGTCAGCGTAGATATTGTTGGCTTCCAGCCCAGCCTTCTTAAACTCGACTATAAACCTGCCTACGGCTGCCATCGTGTCTTTCTCACGCCAAGCGATCATAGGCAGGATCTTGTTGCCATCGCTTATGCAGATCACGTTCTGATCGCCGCCCGCTGCAAAGTCCACGCCTGCTATGCGTACACCTGGTCTGAATCGTGGTGGTGTGTTGTAGCAGTTCTGTAGCTGGGTGAGGCTGATAACTAGGCTTTCCAGTCCTATGTCAACAAACTCGCCGTAGATCATGGATCGGGTCAGAGGGTGCTTCTCGCCGTAACGCTGGACTACCTCATCAATCTGAGTCTGCGTGATGTGCGGACAGTCAAACGCTGTGACTGCGTGCTTCTGCCACATATTTGCTTCCTTGGTAAACGCACGATAGAACGCACCGCTAGTCCCTCCAGGGCTGGATGCGATTAGCAAGCGGGTTGGTTGACATCGGCTGATGGCCTCGAACAACGGGTCGGCTACGGTCTTGGCTTCGTCCACCACCATCAGCAACGGATGGTATTCGTGGTCCTCTGCGTGCCAGCCTTCAGCACGCCCAGGATCAGTCGCTGAGTAGCCTATAATGCGTGATGTGTTGCCGTTGGGGTGGAGGTAGCGAATCTCGCCAGATGTGACCTCCCAAGCACCACCAAGCTTGGCAATGTGATTGCGCAGGCTAGGCCAGAGTTGGCTTTCGACTTGGCGGAAAACGCCTGCCGTAGTTACGGCGATTGATCGCGGGTAAACGAGCGCGTGCCATATCAAAATAGCCGAAATGACGGTGCTTGTCTTGCCAGAGCCGTTGGCTGCACGCAGGGCTACGCGACAGTCTCTAGGCTCTAAATCACGTAATACCTTCCTTTGCCAATCATAAAGATTGATGCCCAATACATTAGATGCGAATGCAGAGGGTTTAGAGAGGTCTTCGAGTATCTCTTCTTGACTACGCTTGGGAGGTTTTGGCATTGGTGATGTTTAAGACCTCTTTTTGTTTTGAGCCAGAATAATTTGGGGGGGTTTATGCGTATTAAATGGGGGCTGGGGGGTTGGCGGGTGGCGTGGTGGTGGGCGGATACTTGGCTAGTGACTCGGCTCTAGGCTTGCGTAGTTTCATTCGCTTGTGACGAGGCTTAGGCAAAGTTTGCTTATGTGGTGAGATAATTGGCTTTGAAATTTCGGCACAAGTGCTTGTAGTATCAATGGCATCACCAGCAGAAGTCGCACAATAAAATATTGTATCAACTTTGTTTTTGGGTGGTTCTATATTGATAACTTCCGCTTTCTTCTCCTTCTTTCTGCCCGCGATGCCAGCGAGAAGTGAGGCCAAGTTTCCGCTGATGCCGTGCGTAACATCCTGGCTAACTTGCAGTCGGGCAGAGGGTTGCGCATATCCGTACACTCGTTCGCTCATCCACGCTTTAGCTTGCCACGATTTCTGACCAGCCAGTTCTATGTCTCGCAGTAAGGAAAGCTCGTGCTTTTTTCTGGCGGACTCTACACGCTTAGCGAAATCTGGCTTTCTACTCGCCCACGTTTTGATTGTGGAAGGATTGACGCCAACTAACGCACCAGCCTTTTCTAAAGTAAATCCAGACCCGCACGCCGATATGATTTCCTCGGCCAATTCTTTGGTAAATATCTCTCGCCCATTCTTAGCCTTTTCGATAGGTGCGGTGGAGTCCGCTGCCGATTCATCCATCCGCTAAAATTACCATATTCCAGGCAGAAAAAAAGTGTTGACCTAATAGACAAGCCGATATAGTATGCATCTTATCGAGGGAGATCCGATAGGAACTTCCGAGATAAAAACAAAATAAAGGAAGCCAAGCACAATGAACAAAATCAAAACACCAGACGATTGCGGAGACAATAAAGTTATATTCCGATATGATGATCCCATCTATTATATCGGATATTATGCTGGGCAAACTTGGAACGGCTGGGACTGCGTCCGAGTCGATAAAGCCACATTCGATCAGTTAAGGAAAATATGTGAGGAGCAAGGAGGAGATGTGGAGGATTACGACAATGCGGAGGCAGACGAATTTGGTTTGTATTCTCTCGACGGACATTGTACGCACGTTTGCGGGTTTACTCATAAAGGAATCTTTGTGACTAATCCTTTTCAATCTGACTGCGGAAGATTCGAAGCAGATCCAGAAAAGGATTATGGATTGAACCACGAGGAATTAGTTGAGATATTTGGGGAGAATTACAAAGTGTTAAAAAACTAGGCGATCAGACCCCGAACACATTTGCAAGAGTGTGTTTCGGTCTGGCCGATAGGCTGGAACAAAAGAAACCAAAAAGAAAGGACACATAGAACAATGAGTGCATTATACGGAACGATTCAAGGAGCGAAGGGTATGGCAACACGATGTGGGCATCGTGAATTGGTGACCCACTCTGCTTGCTGGAATGGAGCAGTAAAGGTTGCCTTGCAACACGACAAGAAAACCAATTCGACATCATATCGTGTCGAGCTAGTGCCTTGGCACGGAACTGGTGAAAACAAATTGCTGGCAGAGGGAGTAATGGAGAAGCAATCGTGATATGCTTCTCCATCTACTCACGAAATGGCTCATTCGTCTGCCGTTTTATGGAACGCAGCCGAGCCGAAATGTGGAGGAAGTTCCACGGCATCCAAGATTATGTAGTGAGAAAGGAGGTGTGGAATGATTAAGGCATACACCATTTTGATGTTTGGGATCTTGTTAGGCTTGAGCCTAGCAAGCTGGATTGAGTTGGTTTGGAAATAGTTTTCCCTCGTCCATCCTCTTAACCGAGGGTGGGAGAGGTCAAACTCGATAGAGATGGCCTAACAAACAGAAAAGAAAGGACACACGCACAATGAGCAAAAACTATTGGGAGTCACACAACATCGGAAAACAAGTTGGAGAGTATGCAGACAAGTTAAACCTTGAATGCATAGCAACTGGTGGAAGTTGCGACTTCATCGTCAAGCGTTTCTATAATGAAATGGTTGCAGTTTTGGTTTCAGAGTTTTGCGAGTGTCCAGAGACTCTGAACGAAGTTGCTTGGGTATCAATTAAACTCAATTCATCTTGGGTTGAGTCTGTGGAGTTAAAGTTCGAGTCAGCTAGGAAGGCGATGCAGTTTATGGCAAGCCTCAAGGATGCTACATCGGTAAATATAGGGGAACTTGTAGCCAGCTAGTCCCTCCTCGATCCACCTTGTAGCGGAGGTGGACGGAGGATGGATTTTGGCTCTCGCCAGGGCATCCTATAAACGGCAGCGCAGCCTATAAGGAGAATATGAAAACTAAAAAAAGAATTAGCAAAAGAATAAAAAGGATAGGATGCTTTGAATATGGTTATATCAGAAAGCCATCCGAAATGTTGGGAACGATGTATCCGCACCGCCCGCATTGGTGGATTCAGCATCTTGGCAATGGATTGGATGCAATATACAAAACCAAGCGGGAATGTTTTGAGTGGATGAAATTATGGGATTTAAGATGACTGAAGACGAAATTATCAAAGCCTACCTTTCGCGCTTGGGGCGTAAAGGCGGGAGCGTCAAGGGTCCGCAGAAGGTGCGACCTAAAGAACACTATCAGAAGGCGGTGGGTATCCGTTGGGCTAAGTATCGGGAGCGTCAAACGGAAGCGCAGACACCCAAACGGTAGCGTAGCCTTTCGCGGGAGCGTTAGCCCTATAAGGGTGCTGCAAACGGCAGCCTAGCGACCAATACGGCAACAGCAGGCTCGGTTTCCTAGCTCCTCAACCCTAAATTTGACTACTGGAAGGTCTCGTGCATCACCTTTCGCGCGAAGACGCTTAAAAACGGCATTTCTGCTCAATTTTGAGGCATCCTGACGTGTTTTTTTGGCTACTTTTGGCATATTACCAGTTTTTGCATGACCACGCACGGGCTGTTAGCTTGCTGGGAGGGTTGCTGTCACACTTATGCCTAGCCCTAAAGCTACGCCTGCGCTCTGGATTGCTCTTCTTGATGGTCATCTTGGGGTCACCATAGCGGATAACCTTGCTTTGCCCATCCTTACACGCTCGGACTACGAATTTACGCGCCTCTCCAGGTGTACGCCTGGGGCTGTTGCAAGGCAGTTCTCTAGGATTCATCATCTACCTCGTCGGTATCCCAAACCTCAGGGCAAGCATCGTGGAGCGATTGTAGTGCCTTCTGGTGACTCTCAAAGAAGCCTGACAGCCTCTTGACCTGCTCGGTAAGGCTGTTCCATTGCACCTCAAAGACCTCATAGGAGCAGTTGGCATTCATATCGTCCACCAACTGGCCTAGCAAACGTAGGACGCCATGCAACTGTGCATTCTCACGTTGAAGCAGGGCAATGAACTTGTGCGCTACCTTCAACTGCTCTCTATCTTGGTTCAAACCCGCCCTTCTTGGCTTTCATCATGCGCCACACCTTGGGGCTGATGGTGCTTTTAGATTTAGGACGGCTAGTGCCAGCCTTGCGGCGGGCGTTAATGTTGGCGTACAAACCAGGCTTACTCTTGTTCATTTCACGATTGTACCACACCCACCACCTAATAACCAACTTCGTTCCTTGGCAGGTGTGAACGTGTGCGAGCCAGCCCAGCCCAGCCCAGCCAGCCCTGTTTGTTCATTTAGGAGAACGCTACGGAAATAGCGTAGCGTAGTAGGGACAGGACGGACTAAGGAGTCCTGTTCCTACTTTTCCTTCGCGAATTATTCCTTATATATATAAGGAGTCTGACTGCTCAAGGAATGATAGTGTTTTGAAAGTGGATTAGAAAGTGGTCTGATTGGCAATATACAAGCCACTGTCAGACAATATCTTGTTAGCTTTATGGAGGCGTTTAAGATAGCGATAAAAGGTACTTTCGGATACTTCCAACTTTTCGATGATATGGCGGCATAAATCACCCGCTTGCCACTGCTTGCTACCCATCTCGGTTAAGAACCTTTTATCGTCAACAGCCTTGTGTGCGCCTGGCTTCTTTAGCTTGTCGGGATTGAGTGCAAAGTTGGCTTGGAACAGCGGGTAATGCCACTGAACGACAAAGCTATCTACTGGCGGAAAGTTACGCAATGTGATGTCACAAGTGTAAGTCTTCTCATCCTCCTCGTGGGCAGTCAGAACGACCAAGGTATCTGGATTACGGGCGAACACGCCCGACCCACTGAAGCGGTCAATCGACTCCGCACCCGACTTGTTACCCTTGCTGAAGTGGTGTGACAGAATGATCGAAAGATTGTGGCGTGTCGCTAGGTACTCAAACTCATTCATCAGACTCGACATATCGCCAGCACTGTTCTCATCTCTCTCACCCATCAGCATATAGTTTGGGTCAAGGATAATCGCTTGGTAGCCCTTGCCTTCGATTTGCTTCTCAATCATAGGACGGATGAGAGTCAAGTCGGCAGCGTGGCCTCGTAGCGTCCACACATCAAAGTCATCGGCTTTGTCTTCTAGTCCTTTGGCTTTGATAACATCGGCTAACCGATTGCGGAACGACCACTCTTGGATCTCAAAGTTAATGAACAACACCCGCGACATCTTGCACTGTTGCCCCCACCAAGGCACGCCAGCGTGTAACGAAAGGGCTAGGTCAATTAGACTCCAACTCTTAAACGCCTTGCTACCTCCACCCAGCAACATCTTCCCGCCTCTGTGCAGCATTCCCTCAATTAACGTCTCTGGTGCGGGTAAGTCTTCCTTAACAAGTTGTGCATAAGATTTGATTGGCGGCCACTCGTCCGTCTTCGGTTTGATACCTAGTGCTACTGCTGGCTCTATCATTTTCCTCCTTTGCAAAACCATAATAGGCTTTGCATTTTGTCTTCTCTCTTTGCCCCAGGAATCCTAACGGGTTGACTGGGTTTGAATGTTGCAGGATCGCAGCCCAACGGAATAAGAAAAGCTTTTAATTGTTCCACCCATTCGTTCTTTGGTGGCATCTCAAACCAACCATGCAAGCTCTTTCCGCCAGTATCCACGACAGCGTGTAGTTTCATGCTGAATAAATCGCGCATCAATTGGAACACCGCGCCCATCTCTGGCTTGCTGAGTACATCCGACTCGACAACCAAGAACACCCTATGCTCAACCGTATCGTTGGATCGGCTGACTGTACCCTGCTTGTAGCTCGCTCCAGTTGTGTACTGTCCGATTGGCTCATCCAGCTTCTTCCACTCGTAAGCGATGCGGAAGTTCTGTGGATGCTTCCCGCTGTCCGTTACGTTGCCTATCCAGATATTGTCAAGAGCGTTGAACAGCGATAGGAACAACTGATAGTCCTGCGCTGGATCGCCAAGCTTGGTCGGACTTTCCTCGTACATATCCGCTGGGTCCCAAGTGTAGTGAGTCAAGTATCGTTGCTTGTTGGATTCAGCAATCGTCTTGATCCTGTCCAGAACCTCGGAGTGCGGGTCTTTCTTGATGACCAACTTCGGTACGGCTGTGCCACCCGACATAATGTTGACTGGCTTGTAAAGCACATCGCTCGATATGGCTCGGCGCAACTTGCGGTTAGCCTCATCACGATACGGCGTGCAGGAAGTATGCCAGCAAAATATAGTCGGCGCGCCATCTACAAACACCGTTGTGTCACGGATGCGAGTGTGGCTGGTATGAGCAGCCTCGCCTGGACACTTGCACAACCCGTGGTTCTCGGACTGCCAATCCACTTGGCCTACAATCTCTTCAGCTTGCCGTTGTTTGTCGTTCATATCACAAACTCGCTTGGTACTTTAAGGTATTCAACATAATCCTGAATGTAGGTATTGCTTATTGTAATTGACTGATCGTGTCCAAATTTATCAAATGGAACAATTAGCTTGAAGGCAACCCCAAGATCACCATTTAATCCAACTAGAAACCAGTAATCTGTTGGAAATGTATCTGGATCTGATGAAGCTTTAAACTGATACCTATTTTTGTTTTTTTGAAACGTGGAGGTCTTTATGTGGAATCCTCTAAATGTTCCATCATTCATTGCGACTATCCGATCTATCTTTGTATGAGGATTGATTGACCTCCACGCATTCAGCCCATTGCTGATTGCCCATATATCAAACTGCAACTCACCTATCTCGCCGACTTTGTGCGAGTAGTGCATTGCATCAATTGACAATGCTGTCGTGCTTAATGTTTCCGTTTCGGCTGCAAAGCCAAACAGATACTGTTCTGGCTCTTCGGCCAATCCACTAAACATCTTTATCTCTTCACTCATAGAAATTCAAACTGGCTCTGATTCAAGGGGTAGACACACTGAGGAAACGCCCGATGCAAGATCTCCTTGCATACCACAACGCCAGTTAGTTATTTGTCTTATAACTCAATCGCCTTTTGCGATGCAAGCACAATATCCTGCGCTGTTATATTCCGCAGAGCATTGCACCAGTATTGCGTCTTGGGAGTTTTGTTGGTCGCATCCTTACACTTGGCCTGTGGCAGCCCAGCGTGTGGACGGCAAGGCGCGTGCGGACAGGTATCGGGCTTGAATATCGATACGTTCTTAGGGTAAAAACTAACACGATCTTTTGGATCGTAACTTCCCCACAACGACACACACGGCGTATCCAACCCAGCAGCCATGTGATTGACACTGCTATCTGGCGCGACAACAAAGTCAGCCCCGCTGATAATCGGGAACAGCGAGCGCACAGCCTTAGTACAGTTAAATAGGTCAATCACTCGCGGATGATCCACCTTAAAGTTGTTTGAGTTATCCAGCCCAATAATCACAGCGTGATGTTTGGGGTAAGCCTCAAGCAACGCCAGCACCGCCTCCTGCCCCATCGTTGGCGGGTAGGTTCGGGTCGGACCAGAACTGCTGACATGATAAGCAAAGAACGGACTAGGCAACGGCCACTTGCCCATCGCCTTTAGTTCATCGTGGTCTGGCTCAATGAGATGTAGAACTGGCTTACAATACTTCGCCATAGTCTTTTCGTCCCATACACCCATCCACTCATAGATCCGCTGGTAGCAGTTGCCACCGCCAGTGCCTAACTTCGTGTTGCCAACCTGCCCGCTGAACAGATCGTCAGTAGGTAGGTGTGCGTCAAATGAATCCCAAGCCTCCAGCGAGGATGGCAACGGCCACAGCTTTGCACCCAGCCCAGCGTAGAGAGGTAGGTTACGAGCAGGAGCGTAAACCTCCACAACCCCACCCGACTCCTGCACCAAGTAGTTTACGAAGGCAGTAGCAATGATCGCGTCACCAATTGCACCAGCGCGGTAGACGGCTGTTGCACCACCAGCAGCACGCCCTTTGTAGTACGGCTTGATCTTGTGCGGACAAGGGATTGAATCGTCCCAAGTTGGTCCAGTTAGCTCATCGGGCAGCACATAGGTAGTGCGCGGGTAGAGCATGTTGTCATCGACCTTGTGAATTGCGTTAGTGTTATTTGTCCATAGTTTCATTTGGTTTTCTCCTCTATAATAAAGAACACAGCAAGAATCGCTGTGACTACTGTGATAACCGCAATGGCAACAAGAAGCTTTCCTATTGCCAATCCTGCTCCGACAACGATCCAATCGTATAGTGCGCTCATTTGGCCTGCCTTTCTATTTTGTTTTTTCTACTGCGTCAATCCTTTTCCCAATCCAAGCCATGCACGGCACGGCCATAGAGTTACCAAGAGCCTTGTATCGCGGACCATCGGGGCATTGATCGGCTGGCTTGTTACGCCAAGGAATTAGCGTGTGATCGTCTGGAAAGCCTTGCAGTCGTTCGCATTCTCTCGGTGTGAGCCTGCGTACTGCCATTCGGTTATCACTAACCGCCACCTGATTATCCCCCATCTCCTTCCGCAATGTCGGAGATAGTTCTTTTACAAATCTGCTCTCGTTGCCTTCTCTAGTTGCAATGCCAGGCTCAAAGGCAATCGCCTCCTGCACCAACGGCACATTCCCACCACCAGTTCCATATCGTGATACGCAACTAGGAGCGACATCGTGTGGGCCAGTTACTCGGCTGTCGTTGGGGTGGTTTTCGTAGAGGACAACCTTGACCTCAGTATCGCCAGCCTTTGTGTTTGCCTTGAGAGTTGGGCAAACAGATTTCTCGGTTAGCTTTCCTGTAAGTCGAAGCTCGGAAGTTTGAAAAGCAATTGCGTGCTTGTCTCCTTTAGTTAGGGTGGGCGCAGGATCACCTGGCTTACCCACCCCAAGTCCATTTCCCTTTCCGTCTTGCTTGTTACCACGCTTGCCAGCGTTGCGTGTGGCTTGATCGTGGATTGGGATTGGAAAGTAAAAACTTTCAGCTTGTTGCGTCAGTTGTTTGCCAACTTGTTTTGCTAGTCCGCAGTCAATCGTTGCACATACATCTGGTATGCCAGCGTTAATCGCTTCGTGAACTGCCTTAATCTCCATCAAGGCTTCGTCACTACATCCTCCTCGGCTCCCTTTGCACTGGGTGATTGTTGGACTAACTCCAACGCCTGCTTCAACATCGGTGGCAACTCCTTTCCGCGTTTCTCTGCTCGGCGGAGTATCCCTGCACACGCTTTCGGACTCAAATAAAACCTTTGCGGCAAGGTTCCCTTCTCCAAGATGTGCGACAACGAACACACGTCTGCGTCTTTGGGCCACTCCGAACCATTGAGCGTCCAAGACTCGGTATGCCCACTCATACCCCAGCTCCCCCAACGCTCCGAGGAAGGAACCAAAATCTTTTCCTCCGTTAGATGACAAGACACCAGGGACATTTTCCCAGACAAGCCATCGAGGTTTGAGACGTTCAGCGATCCCAAGGTACGTAAGCATAAGATTACCTCTGGGGTCTTTGAGTCCTTGCCTGAGTCCTGCGACTGAAAAGGATTGGCAGGGTGTGCCTCCGACCAGAAGGTCAACTGATCCGCTTTGTATATTCCATTGTTCATATTTACTCATATCTCCTAGGTTTGGTACTTTCGGCCAATGATGCTTCAGCACCGCTGACGGAAATGGCTCTATTTCTGAAAACGCAACTGGCTCCCATCCGATAGGCTCCCAAGCCTTGGACGCTGCCTCAATGCCAGAACATACGGATAGGTACTTCATACGCTCTGCATCTGGTAAGCGTGGTCAACCAATTCTCTGACGCATTTGGAGTATTCGTTCTCATTCCACTCATAACAAAATATCTCGGATCTGAATCCGCCAGTTTCAACCCACAGCCTCCATCTATATCCCTTCTCATCCCATTCCTTCCTCACCTGCATCGCCAACTCATCCTTGCTTTTCATTCTTCACCTACCACTTCCTTGCACACAAGGCTTGCCGCATCCACCATTGTAATGATCTGGATCATATCTATAGCGTGTCCGTGAGTCGCGCGATTCCTCTCAACTACAAGCTTATTGCGTGCAATTGAAAGGATCTCGCGCGCCCACTTGAGCCTAGCTTTAGCCTCGACTTGCATTACGAACCAGACCGCATCCGAAACTTGCGTGGCTTGCTCTTGCCTGCTGCTGACAACGCAATGGCAATCATCTGCTCGCGCGAGCGAGGCTTACCGCCTGCTCCACGCTCGCTACCCTTCCTGCGATTATCCCTAGCCAACTCACTCATATTCTTCGATACGTCTTTACCTAATGGCATATTCTGTTTTCCTTTCTGTTTATGGTTGTTCCGACTTGTGAAGATCATAATAAAACGAATCCGTATCCTCCGTCACCCACTTGTCACTCTGATTCTCCACGGATGGAAGGTCGGTATCAACCCGAAATTGCTTGAGATTATCGGGCAACTTCTTGGTAACCCAATTACTATCCCGCCAGAAGATTCGATTGTTCGGCATGCAAAGTAAGTAGCCATCATCACCAGCGAATACATGACCGCACTTGTAGTCTGACGGCTCATCGCTGTAGGGATTGTTAAACCAATCCACAGTAAATAGGTATGTACCCCAAACCTTGGTCGCATCCCTAAGTAGTATCTGTGCGCGGTGGTAGGCCAAGAAGCTGTACTCGGTCACGGTTACATTCTCAGAGAAGCAATCCCAAAGCTGTTTGTAGTTGAATGGGATGTCGGACTCTGGCTCGTGAGTGTATATCTCCGATAGGGGTACTCGACTCCGCAGCATTCCAGAGTCAGTCATAACGTGGAAGGTTAGGATTGCACCAGCGCAAGATTGCAAGGCGAAGACGTAGACGTTGTAAAACTCCTTGTCCGACTCGTTCTTGGTGAAAAACGACTTCCTCACCATAGCCTTTAAGCTAGGGATGTTCTCGTTGAGCGTTGCCATTATCGCCAAGCAGGTCCAGTAAACCAAGCCACCAACACCCAGCGCGTACCCCAGATAGGCGCACGCGCACGATGCTCTAGGTAGGATGGAAACCAGCAGCCTGCTCCTTGCTCGCGGACGAACTGAGCGTTCTCCATATCAGCCTTAACCTGCAACCCTCCTCCGATATACTCCTCTGGCGCGGACAGGTTCACCACAGCCGTAAGCTTGCGAACTGGTGCTTCGGATGTGTAGGTGTCCCAATGCCAGGAGAACTTCTGTAGTGGGCGGTAGCGCAGGATCTGCAACTGTTGGATGCCCTGAATGTCGAATCGCCATTGCTCGGCATTGATGCCGTCCGTAATCTCGCGCATAATATTGTAGATCCAGTTATAATGCTTGGCATACGGAATCCAGCACGATGAGCAGGTTCGCGTACGTGATACCGTACGTGTTACTCCATCCTTCGATAACACTGGCGCACGCTTCATCCCGATCACTTCTGCATCCTGGCGCAGCATCTCACACTGCGTCTTGGTCAGGACGTAGCGATCTACTGATGCGGTCAATACCTTCTGCTTAAACTCGGTCATTTGAGTTCCTCGCATAGTTCCAGCAACGCCTTGTTCAAAGCGTACTCAAAGCAAGCCATCTTATCTTTAGCCAAGTGCTGACGGCCAGCCCTTGCCAACGCCTCGTAGAGATCATCGTCGACATCGATCATTACCCTTACGGATTCTTGCTCTAATGTTTTTACCAGAGTTATCTTTCTGTTTTTCTTTTTCATCTGTCTAGTTCCTTTCTTATGATTTCGATTAACTTGAAGATCAAGTAACCAGCGCAGTAGATTGCCGACAAAGTCAGCGAACTGTAAAGCACAAACCAACCGATTACCCAAACTATTGAGCCAATATCAAGTAGGCAGAACATAGTCGTTTTCCTTTAGTTTCCGTAGCAACGTGCGGTTGTCGATCTGCACCCCGCTTGCCCTGCACCACCAGGAGACAACGCCAGTCTTAAAGTCACGCAGTAGCTTCTGTACTTCGTGCGAGTTCTTATACTCCAGAGCATCGTTTAGTGGCACGCCTTGGTGGCCTTTAACAATCTTCATGCCCTTAACCATCCCTCGCTTGCGTAGCATCCGCAGGTCGCGGATAGCTTGGAGTGCAACCTCTCCAGCCAACTGCTGCACTCTGTCATCGTAATCACCGCGACATAGCTGGGTTGACCTCACCGACCAAGCTCCACCAGCTTCGCTTCGTCAGCCTTAATCTGGTTAGATAATCTAGTTAGATCATTTGACTGCCCAGCGTAATGAATAATCATCGCATCCTTGTAGCGGTCCAAACCAAAGTGCGACTCCACGCTAGTCATGCAGTTGAATGACGGATCAAGCTCGGTCAGCGGGATGTTCCACAGGTGCGCCATCACGTTGAGCCATGTCTGCTCGGCAAAGTGGTTAGGGTGCAGGCCAATGGGCGGCATTGATAATATACCAACGGCCTTGGTATGGACTACAAACACGCCAGTATTTACATAGAACTTAGGCTCAATCACTCCGCCGAAAGCTCCAGCCAACTTGACCATATCTGGCTTGCGATCCAGATAAGCTCCCTCGTCAAATGCACAGAACACGCCAGCGTCATCTGAAAGCTTGGGGCAATCGGTTGCAATCAAAACATCAGCGTCAACAAATGTGACCTGCTCATAGCCCTTGGTTGCCATGATGTTTCCAATGGCAGACTTGGAGTATTGGGCTGGATGCGTGAGTGGTTTATCAATCAGAATGAAGTCGCAGTTATGGCGTTTGCAGTACGCCTCCATCCTCGGCCTGGTCAGATCAATAATCTTCTGCCAATCCTCACCAAAAGATTGAGTTACTAATGCTTGTTTCATTTCTCAATCCTAACCCAAGCATCCAGCGGTAGGTTCTCGCCGCAGAATCCAACTTGGATCTCTTTCTTTTCCTTTTCGGATATGCCGTAAAGCTCCCAGCCTCCGTCAATCTTAACTACGCGAGTGATCTTCATTCTCTGGGATACCTATTGTTTCCTTCGTTATCGCAAAACTTCTGGAAAGATTCCTGTGTTTCAGATTCATCGCTGTCGCTTGCTTTGTCTCCATAGTTTGAGTAAAGCCAAGGACGAGGCTTGCTGAAAAACTCATCCCAATCTTTGTCTATTTCTTCTTGGTTCATAGTCTTGGTACTTCCTTTTTGATTTGTGCTAACACGAACAGCGACCTTACCAGCGCACGCTCTAAGTGGTCAACACTTGTTTCGCCGTTATTATCTGGACAAGGCGAGGACTTGTGCAGCTGCATTTGCGCTGTGGCTAGGTGGCGAATCGCCCTGGCAATATGGTAATCGTGAGTCGGCCTATCCTTCTCCAACCAATCTCCGTAGGCAGACTTGTCTGATCCTTTACCCATAACACGCCACACAATCTCCTGTGCGGCATTGCCCATTTCTTGAATCGTTGGTGCAGTCATTTTGCAAGCCTCCTATAAAATTCGTCTAGCAATCCTTCTAGCCAAAGTACGTCTTGTGGGTCAATCATAAACTTCCTCCCATATTCATAATTGCTGTTCGAGCATCAAATGACTTACGCCATATTCTTTTCATCAAGACATCGAAATTCCTTCTCTTGACTGACTCGGCAACATTCCACAATCCAGTGCTTATCTGAGGAGATGCTTGCTTGACTTCATCTGAATCACAATATGAATCAATAATAAACTCTGGCATTATCCCGCTAACCAAAACAAGATCACCCTTATCCCGATCCTTCACCTTCCAGAATCCATCCTTGGAATGCTTAACATCAATGCCAGTGTGCGGAAGATCACCGCTGTTCTTCCTGTATGTGTCAACAGAGCCATCCCAATACAATCCAATGAACTTGGCAAATGCCATTTCCGCGCCAGCACCGTCAATGTGTTGACCCCAATATCTAACTGGATCTCCATCATATACGTTTTTAGATCCCTTTAATATTGCGCTCGCGTTCCTAGCAGCACCAACAGCTATGGCAACATTCATCTCGTATGGCTCTAATTTTACTGGGATCATAACTTCATCCCAGGAGGCGTGTAGCCTTTAACCCAAGCCCAGACTTTCTGCATTGCACAAAAGGCAATACCAGCTTGGTAGAGTTCGTCTTCGTCCCACACCTTCGTTGTCAGCTTGGTAGCATCGTTGGATGCTAGGACCACCGACACGCAGGCACACTTAGGATTCTCGCTTGCATTTCGGTATGCCCAAAGTTGGGCGCAATCTGTATCGTAGAATGGATCGTACTTAGGATTAACCTTACGATTCTTTAGGTCGATGATAGCGTCACCAATACCGCGTAGCTTGACGTAGGCATCACACCTTCCCGCATAGCCTGCGCCGACAAGACCCTTTTCGCACCAGTAGGTTTTCTCAATGTTTGCATCGGACCACTTCTTAAAGGTTTCGATGTACGGAGCAAGTGTTTCATCTGTGGATACAGCTCTTCCAAGGAGGATGTTCTCCATACATTCATGCATCCTCGTTCCGTGTTCCGCTGCCTTGGTTGTTGACTCTCTTGAGTCCTTGACGATCCTTTTCGCATAAGCTTCGAGCGTTTCATCTGCCTCCTTCGGAAGTGTGAGCGAGGACATAATGGCCTGCTCTATCTTCCACGCCGTCAATTGCGGCTTATCCATAATGCCAAGCACGCTGGTTACGGATGGGTACAATCCCATCTGGCGCGCATCGGCTACGGTTGTGTTTCTTTCTTTTCCGTTCTTGCCAATCACAACGTGGGCGGATTCACCCTCGGCTGTGTACCAATGTCCCGCCTGGTCAGTTGCGACCAGACGGGAATTAGTAGGCTCTTTAGCTGTGATTGTAAGAGCCATACAATTTAGAATGGCACTTGGTTGCCGTCTGCGTCCACCTCAACCTTAGTGGCCGTGGACTTGCCAGCAGCGGTAGCAAACTCCTTGGAGGCGCGGATTTTTTCCTGCAACCAATCGGGCATATCGTTGAACTGACCAGCTTCACCCTGTTCGATCTCGTAGTACAACTGATCGTTGGTGGTGGTAGTTGGTGCTTTCATTCCCTTGGGGAGTTTGGATGCACCTGCGATGGCGCAGTATTGCCGACCCTGCTGGCTGGTCTTGTGGATCAGCGTCAGCATAGCTGGCTTGCCAAGAAGGTTCTTTAGGCTGAATGCCTGGAGTTCCTTGCTGGTGAAGGTCTGACCGCGCCATTGTTCGAGAAGCTTGCGTAGGCTGGCTTTCTCGCCAAGGCTGCGGGTCTGCTCAATGCTGACGACCATAGGCTTTTGAACTGTGGTGCGTTTGCCATTCTCCTCGACCTCAAACTCATCGGTTTGATCGGGTAACTCAAACGTCAAGCGGACTTTAGGTGTCCACTTCTCTTGGTTATCCCAGTTAGTTTTCTGGTGGCCTAGGTCAACTAGGCTATAAAGAACGCCTACAGTAGCGCCAGCTTCGGGCAACTTGCGTTCTTGTTTTGCTGATTCACTTAATGTTAGTGCCATGTTATTTCTCCTTTATTTATTTGTTTGGGTTTATTGTTGTTGGGGTAAGGTCTTCAAAAGCTGGTGACTTAACGTAAAAGCCCTGTGCGATGGTTGCGGTCTTGGCATATTCAATAGTGACATTGGCGGGCGCGATCTGTCGAGCTAATTCACAAACGCTGTCGGCGGTCATTATGACTAGCCATTCTTTGCGACCATTGCGGCGGAAGAATACAGATGGGATCTTGCCCTTCGGACAATCCCGCTTGGCTTGCTCCATCCACTCTTCGGGCTTGAGTGCTTGGCAACGCTTGCCTTCAATATGGAATGGGAAGTTCTCGCAAACCACATCACCGCTACCGCCTTCTGGATTGCCTGCAAACTGTTGGCTACGGCGAGCCTTCTGCCATCCTTGTTCGCGCAGGTAATTTGCTAACTCTCGCTCACCCGCTGCACCTTTAGCCCGACTATTGATTTTGCCCATCCATCGGGTTTAGCTGTCAACCTGCGATGGTGTCGATATATATTTTAATCTATTTCAGTTCCGCCAAGTCTTATTAGCGTGGCTAATATCCTCATTAAATCGCCTAATCATTGCCATCATGGTCAGTTTCTCAACTATCTTCTTGTTCTTCTTAACCCAAGCCACAGCCTCATCAAAGGACTCCATGTCCTTCAATCCCTCCTCAAACTTAGCCCAAGCCTCTTTCTCGTTCACAAGCTTTGGAATACACGCCAGTTCTGACCTGTCGAGGGGCAAAGCTTAGTTGTTATGCTTTTGCACTTGGCGATGGGTAACAGCCAGAATAGATCATCATTCATACCCCAGCACGCCACATAATCCACGCCACTGATAGCGCGCTTGGGGATATTAAAGCCATTGCCACTGCTGGTGGTGAAGCGGTACTTGGTGCGCCCAGGCTCTACGGTCTGTGCGGTCTTAACTTGGATGCGGAAAAACTTATTGTTCTTCTCGGCCACGACATCGTACCCAGCAAAATCCTCGTAGGGCGTAAGCACGTTGTATCCGCACCGCAGCAACGCGCCAGTAACGCGAGCTACTCCTACCGCACCAACTTGGCGTGATGTTAATTTCATCCTTGACGGCATTCGGTTTGTGCTAGAGACTTTTCCCAATGAAAGCAATAATAACTATGACACTGACGGCGATGCTGATGGCATCGGTGATGGCTGATGATGATGAAGCTGACGCTGCTGATTTTGTGGGAGCAGTGCTAAAACGCAACGGATTCTCATGTGGCCGTGGATGCGTAATATCCGAGGATGGTGGAATGGCTTATTCATCGTCATCTGGTAGGTCAATAATTTCAACTGATGGTTTTTATTATAAGTCTGGAAGTAGTGTTGTTGGAAAAGATGAAACATTCATATCGAAGTCTAAGAATTTCTTTTACGGAACTTCCACAACGATTAAGGCTGGTTCTGCCTATATGAATGAAGGTGCTGTTTGGGTTGGATCTCAAGAAGAGGACAATGATTAAGCTCCAAATATTGCGAGCCTATTTCGTATTCTGCTTTCGAGTCCACCAATAAACTTCTTTCTGGCTGGGTTGCGTTGAGCCATTCGGTATTCGTCTTGCAATTGAGCATCGCTGGCTGCACGCATTAACGCCTTTGGGTCGACTTGGTTGATGGCTTGCAATGTCTTCGGACCTAATCCTCCATCTACCGTCACCTTCTGCCCCAGCGTGTTCAATCCTTGCTGGATGTACTTCGTTGCGCCGCCCATCCCGCGATTAAACGCGAGATCCTGTGCGAATGGTTGGACTTCTTGGGGAAGTTTAGAGACGAATGGGCTGGTGTACTCTTTGACGTATTGTGCCGCAGCCTGCGCTCTTTCTTGCGCTGGGAGCGATGAGATTCTTTTGAAGGCATCTGGATGATACTTGTCGTTAATACCAGCAACCTCAAAATTACCACCCATATCTCCTGCTGGCAATTTATAGACCTGCACGTTTCCTTGCTTGTCCTTCCTTGCCTCAAAATCAATCGTCTTTAACGCTGCTGTTTGTAGTGCATCTTGTTCTGGTTTTGTTTGCATAGGCTGTTGTTCCTCTATGAAGTCAAGTTCTGGTTGTTCTGGCACAGATTGTTGTACTTGCGGTGCTTGCTTGGCGTATTCTCTAGCTTTCTCAATTGGGGCAATCCTTCTTATCTCTTCTGGTACTGGCTCGTATCCAGTTCCAGTAAGCTCTCTTGCCACCATATCGTTTCGCAAGGAAACATCCTTGGATGGGTTTACTGAAAACTTCATTGTTTTTGGCCTTGCTTAATTTTTGACTCATTACGAATCAAAAACTCTTTTCTTGCGTCACTGCCAACTTGAGAATACGCGCTCTTTAATGCCCTAACCTTATCCTCGCTACCAAGCCTCTTGAAGCCACTATCACCAAGCAATGCTTCAGCAGCAGCGCGGTTGGCTCGGCCTCTTATCTTTGAGTATTTTTCATACAACTCTGGAGATAGCCTGTACTTTTCGTTGCCAATCATAAATTGCTCTAAAGGCTTCGGTGGTATCACATCTCCATTTTCAGTTTCCTTGAATAGCTTGTAAATTGCCAAGGTGGTTTTATCGTATGTTGCTTCTCTTGACTTGGTGAAATCAAAGAAGTTGTACATTACTGGATCAGCACCTTCTGGTGTCTGCGGTATTTCTCTTCCCCATATATCAATCTTTCTTGGCAAATCCTCTGCATAGCCAAGAAGCTTCCTCTTGAGGACTTCGCCAAATAAATTTAGCGTTCTTTCTGTTGTATCTTCACCCTCAATATCCTTAATCTTTATTTTCTCTGGTAATGAATCGCTCATAGACCTTGACACAGCACTAAGCGTATTGGGGAAAACTATTGAAGATACTGTTCCAAAGTAATTGGCAATCCACTTATCCATCCTATCTCTCTTGCCGTCCAGCATTGCCGAAAGAAGGCTGTTTGTTCCCTTCAGAAAGCTTTGGTTCATAGCAAATGACAAGGTTTCTGGGACAAGTGCAGTTAAAAATTCTGGACTTATAAATTCACCCTTGTCCGTTGCCTTACTTGCCTCATTCCAAGTTGCAAGCATTCCGCCAACAATCCCCATTTTCTCAAGATTCATAACACGATCACCAGGCTGGAGGTCTGTGGAATCACCCTCCGCAAATCTTTCCAGCGCGCTAAGGTTTATTGTTCGAGGAGGAAGTGTTTTGTATTGTATGTCCCTAGTCTTCTCGGAATCCTCTGCCGACCCGCCAATCACCCCAGCGTCCGACAATGTTTTTGCAACTGCCCCTATGGTTAGGCTTGTTAATGTTTTTCCTATTGCCATGTGTACGCCTCTAGCGTCCTTGGATTGCATTGCTGGTATTCCCTTTGTGACGAGCGCATAACCAGGAAGCGAATAATCAAGCATTTCATCGATCACATTTGCTGGTGTCTTTGCGTATGGGATAATTGTCTTCCCAAGAGTCCTCGCCAATCCAACCCTATTACCAAGGCCAAACATATTTGATACGCTCAAGGCTGCTCTTGATAGCGGCGTGTCCTGCTGGAACACGGCTTCTGCTGCCTCTTGTTCTATTTTTCCTAAAGCTTCCGCTGATGGAAGTCTTGTTGCTACTGAAATTTCTTTTCCAATTTCTCTTTTGCCAATCGACTCAATTTGATTTCTAATGTCTTGTATTTTTGCTGAGTCAGTTGCTGTTGTTTTGGGTTTTGACAACAATTTTGAAAGCTCATTATTAAGAGAAGAAATCTTGGATACTCTTTGAAGTTGTGCGGATTCAGCCAAAAGCCTTGCTTGAGCCATTCTTCTGAATGGAGTATCTCCAAGCTGAAGTAGTCGCAACATTGTTTCTGGCGGAACGCCAAGCACCGTTTCGGCGGCCAGTCTAGCCCTATCAAGCCCAGCCTGCCCCAATCCTTTCCATCCGTTAAGAACTGGTTTAGCCAATCCAGATCCTGTCCAAAATTGTCTAAACGCTTGGGCTGGCTGGAATCCTCTTATTTTCTCTCCAGACAATAACCCTTCGGCACTGATGCCTCTTTTTAACCCAGCCAATCCTTCTCCGCCTCCACGAACAAATGCTTTAACTGTTTCCCCAACTCTTCTTGCTCCAGCCAAAGATATTGGTGATGACACAGTTCTCTCTGCAACTGGAAGTCCAACTGATTTCTTGAACGCCCTTGCTACTTCTTGGCTTATAAACGCACCCTGTCTTCCCATCGCTCTGGGCAATGAGCTTACCGCATTGCTCCAAAGATTTGTGACCAATGACAAAGGAGCAAGAAGATTTCCCTGTATTACGGTTGGCAGAGTTTCAGCAAAAAACTTTTTAGGAACAAGTCTTGACTCAAAGTTCTGGAATCTAAACGCACTTTCAACAAATCTTTTCTCTGCTTGAATTGCTTTCTGTATGTCAACATCATCCAGCGTATTTCTTGCTCTTTCCGCAAGAGTTTCATAGGTTGACCTAGTTCTGGCTTGTAGCTTAAAAAGATTTCTGGCTTCTATAAGAAGAGGCTGAGTAAGGGTTCTTCCATTCTTATCAAGAAAAACGCTTAGTGTAGCAAGGTATCCATTTTGGGTTGCCGATGGGAGAGTCCTCATTGCTGCAACAGTTTGAGCAGCTTCTGTAGGTAGTTTTATTCTTGTCTTCGCAAGATCAATCAATGACTTAACATCATTCTGTTTTGATGCTCGGTTAATTAGCTCGGCATTGGCAACTACTTTTTGAGGAGCAGTTCCGCTTTCAAAAATTCCTCTTACAACATCATCGGACTCGTTTGCTAGGGCATCTTGCAATGCCTTCTGACCAAACTTTGCATACTTTATATCCTCACTCTTTGCAAGCTGTTCGCGCACTTCTCTGTTAAGGAATGGATCTTTCACCATCTTTACTCCAGCTTGTCTATACCCAATTCCCTTTGGTGTTGCAGGCAATTCAATTGGCAATTCAACTGGAGGAACGCTTGCTTTTGCTACTACTTGTTCTGCCTTCGGAGCAACTGCCTCAACTGCCTTCGGCAAAGCACCCTCAACCGCTGGGGTTACGGCAGGTGCAACAGCTTCAGCAGCTTGAGTGGCTGGGCGAGTTAATGCGCCGCGAACTCCTTTTGCCAATCCAACCAACCCACCGCCAGTAGGCGTAAGAATGGATGCAGCCGTTGTGGTTATTGGATACTTCTCAACATCGCGCTGTAATACTTCGCTGATTCGAGCCATACGCTCTGGACCTAGCAACGCTTTACCAGCAGCCTCTTGACCCTTCTGGCCTGCGATAAATCCACCGATACCAGCAATCGCGCCAGTAGCCAGCTTTGGGAGTATACCTCCAGGTGTAAGTGCAGCAGCGGTTTCAGCAGCCACAGCACCAGTGGTTGCGGGGATTACTTGGCTTGCAACAGTGCGAGCAATCGCGCCTAGCCTGCTGGGTTCTTCTGGCTCAAGCTCAAAGGAGTCAACATTGCCATCCTTGTCAGCCTCAAAGCGTACCACCTTGCCGTCCTTGTTTCTTCCAATTGCAAATCCAACGCCTGTAGCTTTGTCCGTTCCAGAGGATACGGTTTCGATGCCCAACCTCTGTGCTTCCTTTACGGCTGGGATTGCTGGAGTCTCGATAATGCCTTCAGCCAACGCCTGCGCTGTTGGCTTGTATCCTTCCGCTATCGTTCCGTCTGGCCTGCGGATCGCGCCCATTGCATCCAAGGCTTTGCCAGCCTCAATGGATGCTTGCCGTGGAGTTGCTCCAGCCTGTAGCTGACGCTGTGTTTCTTGATCTAGTAAAGCCTTGCGTTCTGGCGAGATAACTTCCTCTGGCTTGCCACCAGATGCGAGATATTCGGCTTTGGTTAAGTTTCCAGCTTCCTCTTGAGAAAGCGGGGCGAACTCTAAATCTTGTTCCTGCTCTGGAACGAACTCAAGCTCTGGCTCTATAGCCATTGCTTACTGCCTCGCTTGCAGTCGTCCTGGCTTTCCGTTGATGTAGATAAGTTCCCCAGGCTTCACGCCTGCTGCCCTTGCTTCTTGAAGACTATTGAAATTCTTTGGTGCTTGGGGTTGGGCTGGTTGCTGTTCCATTGTTGGTGCAGCAATAGCTGGCGCGCTTGGGGCTGTAGCTGTTGGTGCGCCTTCTGGAGTCTCGGTTTCCATTTGACCAGTTTGCCTGTTGAATCCAAGCTCTGCCATTCTTCCTTGAAGCACCCCACGTTCGGCCTCAAGCTCCTTCATTACATCGGATCTTTTCTTCAGCCCTACAAGACCAAGACCAAGCTCCATAGCTCCAGTGCGAGTGTCGCCTTTTGCAATCTCAAGTTTTTGTTTAAGTCTTTCAGCGGAAAGCTTACGCAATCTGTCATTGATTGATTCCCTTTGAGCCTGAACTTCCTCGTTCTCCAATGATTGCTCATTCGTGATTGTGCTACCAATCCCAGCGAGATAAGGA